GGAATGGCTAATAGAAGCGACCAAGCCCGGCGTGAGGGAAGCAGGACTATCGATAAGCCGCAAGAACGGCAAATCAGGATTGATTGCCGCATATCTGTTGGCTTGCCTTTTGGGGCCGCTAAACCGGGTTGACTGGAGAGGGGTTGTAACCAGCTTGACCGGAGCATTGGCAAAGGAACTTCGGGATGCTATGGAATTGACTGCGGAAGTTTCCGGGCTTGAAGGGCTTGAGCTTCGGAAATCACCACCCCCCGGAATACTGTTTGGCCGGAGAAAGGCCAATGTTCGGTTTCTTGCGGCGGATCGAGCTACCGGCCATGCAATCGGTGCCGATCTTGCAATTATCGATGAAGCAGGACTGCTACAGGAAAACAAGCGGGAATTGTGGAACGCCCTAATTAGCTCCATATCCGGGCGTGATGGCCGATTTTGGGCAATATCCATTCAAGGGGATGGCCCTATGTTTGCAGATATGGAAAGCATGGAAGGATCGCCCGGCGTACATTTTAGGAAATGGTCAAGTAGCACCGATTGCGATTTGGATGACCGGGAAGCATGGATCAGTAGCAATCCCGGCTTGCAGGACGGCATAAAATCGTTTGGATACATGGAGCATCAGTCAAACCGGGCTATGGTAACTCCGGCCAATGAAATGCACTTTAGGGCGTATGATCTGAACCAACCTGTAAACCCTGAAATCGAGATGATATGTTCGGTTTCCGACTATGCAAAATGTATTGAAGCAGAGCCAATCAACCTGAAAGGAAAGCGGGTGATTGTAGGCATTGATCTTGGGGGTACTGTATCAATGACTTGTGCGGCCATATTCTGCCCAAAAACAAGTGAACTGATCGTTAAAGGGGCATTTGGGGATGATCCGCCTATCACGGAAAGGGCAAGAATTGATCGCATGGGAAGCAAATACGATAGGATGATAAGAAAACGGGAATTAACCATTTATCCGGGCCGGGTAACGCCTATTGTCGATTTTCTCCGGGATTTGTGGGAATATTTTGCAACGGCTAACATTGTGCCGACTATTGTAGGACTGGATCGCTACCGGCAAGCGGAGGCATCCCAATTCTTTAACGAGGCCAACATTCGGCCAATGGGAATTGAATGGAGAGGGCAGGGGGCCGGGAAATCGGCGGACGGATCACACGATGTAAGGGCCTTTCAACGACTGATAAGAACACGACAGCTCAAGATCAATGAAAGCCCGATGCTTGAATGTGCCATTGCTCAAAGTGCAATCCGTTACGATGCTTCGGGAAACCCGGCACTCGACAAGCAAAACAACCGGAGCCGGATAGATGCACTTTCCGCAACGATCATAGCTTGCGGGATCGGCTCCAAACTGGATGACCAACCGCTAATGAAACTCCACATAATGGGATAATGGAAGGCCAAAACTACCGCTTGCCAAGAAACTGGAAATACCTACGCCATGCGGTATTTGAACGGGATGATTACGCTTGCGTGATATGCGGATCACGGGCCAATATCGAGTGCGACCATAGAATAGCCCGGCATCAAGGCGGATCGCATGAAATGGATAATCTACAAACTTTATGCCGATCATGCCATATCGAGAAAACAAGGGCAGACAAGGGCTATTCCGTTTCCTACTCGCAAATCGAGTGGGAAAGATTTACGAACCTGAATGAAGCAAAAAAGAGGCGACTATGCCAAAGAGAGAAATTATTGAAACAATAAACGATAATACAGGGATAACAATTAGACCGAGTGACTGGCCATTATCTCCGCCGGGAAATTATGAAATCAGAAGTACAAAAACAGCAAATCCGGGAGAATCAGAGTTAAGTATTACTGTTTACGAGGGAGAATCACCGCAACCCGTACCCTATTCGAGTATAGGGGGAGTAATAGGGGAAGGAACCAGATTAAGAATAGGAACGGAAGTTTTAACATTAAAAAAACAGTTTGAGTGGACTTTAACCGGAAGCACCGGAAACGGGATAGGAAGTTGGGATCCTGCCGGATATGCCGGAAATGGAAACATACCGGTTTTAAGCGGGCCGAATAATACCTATATTCTGATAGATCATATATTAAATAAGCCGGTTGATTTACTGCTTGAATTTGGCTTGATAAAGGAAAGGCCTTTATATAACCCTGATACAGAACCTAATGGATATTTCGATTTTCGGGGACGCAATCAACCTACGCAAATACCGGATATTTTCAAATCCGGCGGATCACGGGCACTTTTAAATGTTTCTTATGTAAATATTTTAAACAATGAAGTAAATAAAATTACTTACGATGCGTGGAAAGGAAACGGGTATTTGAATTACCTTGTAAACGAACAATATGAAATTATCCCAAATACTGATGATGCACCGGAAATAGTTAAAAGGTTTCATTCGGGCAATGTATTTTTTGTTTATGGAGTGGATAGTAATTCAGGGGCAGAAACAAGCGACAGATTAACGCCTCAAAGAGATAATAGATACTTTACCCCTAATTCTCCAAATGGTGAAACACTGCAATTATTTGGCAGTACATGGACACCTTTTGACATTGCAGTAAGGCCAGCCGGAGCAAGTTATCAATCTGTATTAGGTTGGGAAGATAGTACAACCCTTGAAAGATGGTATTATGTTCAAAATACTTGGGGTTATTTAGAGCAACTTGTAATCCCTCAACCTGTAAATCCTGAAACAATGAAATTTACAGAAGTTGCAAGCTTAAAAGTATTTGAAAATTCCCTTGAAAACAATTTGCCAGCATCTTCTACAGTAAATTTTGCAGTAGGGGATGATTACCCGCTTTATCAGGACATATCACGGCTGCTTGGAGTAGGAAAGGGAATAACCGATTATCCGGCCTATAATGCTTCTCAATTTCAGGATGCCGATACACCAAAGTCAAATCCAAAATTCGTTTCATACAATGAGGCATTTAAGGTTGGAAGTGGAGGCGTAGAAATTAATGGAATAAATAATAGTCAAATAAATCCCATTAGCCAAATCACAACCAGTAAACAAATCATAGATCAATATACTGAATTTAGAAATTTGACTTTCAACTATCTTTTTGGATTTACCAGACAAATCGGCGGTGAACAAAACAGGTTGCAAGCAAATTCATTAACTGAATATAACCCGTTAAACAATCCTGACGAACTGTTTATTACCGGTTTCCCAAATGCTCCAAATCGTGAACTCTATCCTACCGGAACATTTCGACAAACAATAACTCCGCAAAATATACCGGTTATAAATTCCGATGGCACAATTCAGGATTTTGATGATAGGGAGAAATGGCCAACTGAAATACAGTTTGACTTGAAAACATTGGGTATATTCTATGGTGGCTTATATACTTATTTTGGAAATGTGCCAACAATTGATGGCCCGAATAACAATCAGGAAGCAACTACTACAACGAGGGGATATATTTACTTTAGAACTTCATTGCAAGCCGGATTAAATACATTTCTCAAACAAATAGTACCGGATGGATTGTTTACTGATGAAGATTATCCAAAAGATGCCCGGATATATTCGGGGCTTACCATTTCATTTACAGGAACTCCAAGATTGATTATTGACAATCCGACCGCTACTCCTGTACAAATAAGGGAATTTCTTGAAGAAGAAGCAGAAACCCAAGTACAGCTACTGGACGGCCCGGTACTATTCTTTCCAAGAGTGGAAAGCGGCATATTGTTTCCTACAATTCAAACAGGGGTAGGCGAGCAGAGTGTACGACGATCCTTGTCCTATTCGCTTTCCCTATCACCTGAAATTAGCCAAACACTTGAAATAGAAAGGACGCTTGAATTTACAACATTGTTTCAAAATCTAATTCCAAGAAATTCCATTGTTGCAATTGTTGAACTGCTTTACCCCCCTATTGCCGGAGCTACACCAATTTGGGCGGAACTACTGGATGAAGTGGCATCAGAAAGTTTTAGCGAAGGAAACCTTGTAGGCGTGATCCGGGCAACATGGCTAATAAATGACATACCGGAAGCAGTATCGCTTGCCCAGCTTGTACGAGATCGCTCCGGGCGAGTATTCGATATTGTAGGCATTGCAAGAGTGCCGGATAATCCGGGCAAGCTTTCAATCACCGGTGAACATACTTTAGGACTGTAGCATGGCCGTTAGCAATGTAATCGCAAGCATTGTCGTAAGAAGTACAATCACGGCCTACAGAACTGCAAGAAGGGCATCACGGCAAGGCCGACATGCAAGGCGTGGGTTTGTAGTTGCGAGTGCCGCAAATCAGTTTTCAAGTGCCGAACAGGAAGCCCTGGAAGCGGCTCAAAACAATGCTTGTGAAGTAGCAAAAGGGCAGATCATTGGAAGGATACAACTTAATCTGATAAGGTATTGCCCGGTTGGACTACCCAGAGGGCCGCACCGGAGGGGCCAACGCCGATTGATAAATTCAATCAGGGTTTCAGGACAATGCAACAAAGGGGATTTAGACATTACAATATCAATGCGGTATTATGGAAGGATACTTAACGGCAGAAAGGATACTGCATTTAACGGATGGATCGATACAGTAGTAGAAAATGCCATGAAGGATTATGAGCATATCTACAAAAATGTTTACATTAAAAGCACAAGGTAAAATTATGAATAAAGAACTCAAAGAGGCCATGCTCAAACAGATTGAAGCACGGCAAGCCCTAAACAAAATGGATGCCAAAGCCAAGCCGGAAGAACGGGCAAGTATGGTAGAAACACTAAACAAGGCAGATCAGCTTGTAGCGGAACTGCTTGCCAAGCAGGAAGATAAAACAACGGCACCGATTGAACTTCGGCACCAAATCAAGCTTGGCCGCTACCTTCATGCTTTTGCAAAGGATGCAGTAGCGGATGGCCCGGAGCAAGAGTTGCGACAGGAACTCAAGCTAACGGATGATGCACTGCCGCTTGAAGCACTGCTTGATCTTGAGGATAGGGCCGATCAGGTTTCACCGCAAACGGCGGATGCAACCAAGAACCAGCAACTCGCATCAGGGGCAATTAACCGCACCACCGGGCCAATGCTCAATCGGGTTTTCAAGGCCACCGATAGTGCATTTCTTGGGGTGCAAATGCCAACAGTACCACCGGGAGAAAGACGCTACCCGGTTATGACTGCGGGAACTACTGCGGCAATGGTCGCACGGGGAGCACAACAGGACGCAGGGCCGGCCCGTTTTGATGTAGTCGATGCCAACCCGCACCGGCTTTCCGCCCGGTATGTGTTTGATCTTGAGGGAGTGGCAGAACTCGGCGGACTGCTTGAAAGTACCCTACGCTCCGATTTGCGGATGGCTATGGGGTATGCATTGGATTTACAGGTACTTAACGGGGACGGTACCGGAGCCAATGTAACCGGATTGCTTAATCAATTCCCATTGGAACTGCAACCGGGTACAACATTTTCAACTAATGACTCTTCAAATGTTCTGAACTGGCAACTTGCAAAACAACTTGGCTATGGATCGCTTGACGGCATTTATTCGACTACAGAGGCCGATATACGCTGTTTGGTAGGACAGGATACCTACAACATAATGAGATCGGTTTATCGTACCAACAACTCCGATGATGAAGATGGGGCGGATATCTTGCGGAGATCGGGGGCACCGCTTCGATTGTCATTCCAAATCCCGGCAAGCGGAAAGCTTCGATTTGCGGGCAAGAGTGCCAATACCAGCAAGAACCATCAGAAGCTTCTAATCAATAGCGAGCCAAGAGCGGCAGTTGCTCCGGTATGGCAGGGAGTAACAATGATCCGTGATCCCTATACCAATGCCGGAAAGGGGCAAATCGTATTGACCGCAAACATGATGTTTGATTTGGTCATGCGGCGCAAGGACGGATGGAAACTGTATGGCATCAGAACGGAGAAATAATGAAAACAGAATATCGATACTGCGAACTCCGGGCGGATGCAAATGCCATAACCGGCACTGTAATACGCTATGGAGATCGGGCAAGGATTGGCCAATTCTTTACCGAAGAATTTGCACCCGATAGCGTGAAATACAATGATGTGATTGTCAATATCCAGCATGACCGATCCAAGCCGGTAGCCCGGCTTGGATCAACCCTATCTATTGACAAGAGGGATAATGAAATTGTGGCTAACATTATTCCGCCCGATACTACCAACGGGCGTGATGTAAGGGCAATGATCGATGCGGGAATACTGCGGGGGCTTTCAATGGAATTTATGGCAGACAAGGACGAATGGAGAGAAAATCACCGGCTTATAACTTCTGCAACCATGATGGGAATAGGGATTGTGGATAGCCCGGCCTACTCGGATAGCGAGATACAGAAAAGATGGAGTGAATGGGCACGGATGCAAATTGAAAACCCGGCGGACTTCTACTATTTCTAATGGCTTTCACGATCACAAATGAAGATATCGCAATTTCAATAAGGGCCGGCACAAGCGTAAACATTCCAGCGGATGTTCTTGCCGTTATCAATTATTTGGTGCCCGCAGGAAAGGCCCTTATTGAAGATTATACCGATACCGCACCGGATGCGATTATGGATGCCGCACTGATCCGGCTTGTGGGTTTCATGTACGATGCAGACCCGGCAGACAGTAGGCGGATTGATCCGCTTTCAGCTTCGGGAGCATTGGGGCTTTTGGCCCGTTTCAAGACGCATAGAGCCGGAGTAATCGGCGAGGTGATCGCAACCCTTACCCCTGATATGCCGGGCGGCGGCGGGATCGTACCCGCTCCGCCAGCTGAAGGGCATTTTATTCTTACGGCAAACAATGGAAAAGTAACATGGCAAAAATTTCCCGCACCCTAACGCTTTTAATACTTCTGCTTGCGGCATCCTGTAGCTACTCGCAGGATACAGTAGAGGTTCTTGTAGTCGATAGCGAGGGCTACGATATACGCTCACCCCAAGAAGTTGTGACACTTGCAGGTGTTGATCCTGAACAGGTTGCAGAAAACAAGAAAGATATTGCAGATAATAAAACTTCAATCGGAAGTAACTTGACCCGGATAACAACTAATTCAAATTCAATACAAACAAACTCAACGCATATCGCAACCAACACAACGGCAATTGCCGGCAAGGAAGATAAACTGCCCTCAATAGCGGGCAATGCCGGTGAAGTGCTTACAGTTAATGCCGATGCAAACGGATTGGAATGGGGGCCGGGTGGCGGAAGTGCCATACCATTATCCGATAGCACACCGCACCCATTGGGAACTGCCGCACCCGGTGTTGACAAGACCGCAAGCCGGGGGGATCATGTGCATCAGCTACCCCCTCAAATCGCAACCAACCGAACTGACATAACAACCAATATAAACGATATTAAAACCAATGCGGCCAATGTTGCAAAGAATACAACGGCAATCGCAAATCAGGCATACCCGGCATTTACCGGAAATGCGGGAAAGGTGCTTGCAGTCAATACCGGTGCAACAGGGGTTGAATGGATTGAAGGCGGAGCAGGTTCGGGAAGTGTTGGAACTTTTGGATTTACGAATATTAAAATTTTAGGGCCGGCTAGCTCACTTAACCGGACATTTTCAGGCGATGATTGCGACAAAATAAGAGCGGGAAATGTAATTGTTGAAGCTAAATCAAATTTTGGAAGATCGTCAAGCCCTATTGAAATAATATCAAGTATTTCAAATTATCCATTTAATTTTTTTTTAAGGTTTACTACAAATTTCGTAATATCCATAGTCGTAGTAGAAAGCGGAACTTGTCAAATTGCCATACAAGTAGGGGACACAAGTTTATGGCCTACTATAACAAGTTTTGGATATTATGAATTAGGGAGCGGCGGCGGCGGCGGGGGCGGCCCTTCAATTCCCGATCCAACCCCTGCCGGAGCACTGAAAACACTGCGGGTTAATTCCGCAGGTGCGGCCTACGAGCTTGGAGTAATAGCGGCGGATGCCAACGATCTACAGGAATTATCCGATCATGCCATACCGGATATTGGCACCCTTGAAGATCAGACAAGGGATTTAAGCGTAGGCACAACCCCCGACTGGAAAACGAATGATGACAGTAGCGAGGGCATACAGATCGGAGCATCCCTCAATGCCGATGGCCAATTTGCAAATACGATCAACCGGCCTTCCAGCGGATGGCCTACAACCGGGCGTGTAATTTGGGCAAAACTCAAGAAGGAAAGCGACCCCCTACAGTATCAGGGTGCCGAGTTTGTCGGTACTCCACAACGCTTTATCGCAGAAGATTTGGGGGCAACATGGATAAGGCAGGATCATGTATCGCTTACCCATAATTTCTACCTTGTCTCAAGGGGCTTGTTTCAAAGCAGTACCAAAGTCGAGTTGCAGGTACATGATGCCGGGCCCGGATCAACCAGCTACTCCGGGCACCTAACCGGATCGGATTTTACAAATCTGAAAACAGAAGTAGAGGGATACAACAAGACCATTGAATATATCGAGGCCAAAACGCCGGGTGATCTGACCATTCAACCGGGCCATGTTTGGACTGTACAGAATTGTACCGGGAGCGGAGATCAACATAAGTGCGAAGCCGACTGGATAAGAGTACCCCCTTTAACACCCGATCAGGTACAGCGAACCATCATTGATACGATTGCAACCGGCACAACCACAACGGGCACCGGCGGCGGAAGTGCGATGTTTGCTCAAACCGGCGGTGCGGCACTTCTGCATAACCATATTATTTCTGCACGCTACCGGCAAATGTTTGTCTATTTCCATTGGCAGAGAATTGTACCGGCACAAGAAGAAATATTTATGTGTATGCTTCCGGGAGTGGCACCGAACATAACCCTCAATGCATTCAGAAGAACAGTTTTAAGGGGCTACTATTCAGATTCAAACGATACCTTTTCAGCTTGTACGCTTGATGTTCCCGCAAGCGGAAATGCACAACTTGCATGGAGTGGCAGGGGCGGCCCAAGCGGCAATGCAACCTTGCACTGGACAATCACCGGAGAACGGAGAAAATAATGCCTATAAATCCAAACTTCCTAACAAGACGCTCAAGGATGCAGGCCGAGATTGAAAACCTGAAACTCGAACTGCGGAACTACACCGATATTGTTTCCAATGCACTTGTCGAGGCGGCGGCAGGGGAAACAAACAACGCCTACATATCTGCACTGGAAACCGCCGCAGGTGCATTGTCAAGGGCATTTTCAGCGGCCATAGTCAACGGGCCTGCTTCGGAACTCTTTACGCCTTTTGTGATGGGGCAGATTGGCCGATCACTTGTTGAAAGCGGAGAAAGCATTTGGTACAGAACGGGCGGCATGGCCATAGTGAGGGTTGATAACTATGGACTGCAACCCAACGGGAACTACCAGCTGAATTTCAACCTTGAAAATCCGATCATTGCCGATCCAAGCCGGGTGTTTCATGTGCGGTGGAATATCGATATAAACAGTAAACGAGGAATAGGGCCGTTAACAACTGCGAGAACGCTCAAGCAAATGGTGCAGAAGCTTGAGGGATCAATGACCGAAGAGCTGAACGCAAGCGTAGGGTATTTGCTTCCATTGCCAAGCGATGGTGAGGACAAGACAATTGACCAGCTCAAAAAGGACTTGGCCAACCTGAAAGGCAAGATTGCAGTAATTCAAACCCAGCGGCAGAACTGGGGGCAAGGCGGAGCATTAAACAATCGCAATGAATTTGAATTGGCAAGGATGGGGCCGGATATTCCGCCTTCAAGTGTTGATCTTTTTGTCGCAAGTCGTAACGCCGTCTTGAACGCTTGTGGCTACCCGGTTTCATTGGCAAACGATCAGGACGGCACCGGCCAGCGTGAAGCATGGCGGCGGTATCTGCATGGTACAGTTGCACCGCTTGGCAATTTGGTAGTCGAGGCGGCCAGGATGGTAGAACTGCCTATTGAAGTCGATTGGTCAAACCTTTTTGCATCCGATATTCAAGGCCGGGCAAGGGCCTTTCAATCGCTTGTCGGGGGCGGCATGGCAATCACGGAAGCGGCGGCGGCCAGCGGATTGCTTATACCTGATTGATTTAACCATAAGAAACTTTTATGCAAAAAATTGAAAATAATTGTTGACACCTGTTAACGGATAGGTATAATAAACGCATGACTTGAAATTAATCACTACATTGGAGAAACAGACAATGACAAGCAAAATGATTTTCAGCGACGAAATTTTTTTCAGATTTGATAAAGTTTATTGCAAGCATGAGGTTTACAAATATGTTCCCGAAGGCATGAATAAACCCGTTTATGAAGTCCATGAAGTGGATTTTGGGATGCCCGGATCAACCATACTTGGAATAGTAAATAGCGAAAATGCCGCAATGGATATTTTGACCAGAGCAAAAACACGCATCCTTGCTTCAAGTGAGTATAGGGCCGCAAGACGGGCTAATGCATAGTTAACGGATATTCCGGGGGGTTGTTTAACCCCCCCTTTTTTTACATTGGAGAAATAGACAATGAAACAACTACCAAAATTCAATATCGTTACCGAAGATGGGGATATAGTCGGATATGCCGAGAAAAGCACAATACAGGGAATTGCTTTAGCATGGAGAATAAAATTTAACAACGGATCAAATCCAAATGAATTTAGACGCAAGGCAGATTGCATAAGGTATTTGAAATCAATCGGATTTGATACAAGGCCCGCATGAAGTTAGAAAGAGCAAAAGCAATTTGCCGAAGGGCAAACCGGAACCAGTTGGAGAAAAGGTGGGAGCACAGCAATTGTGCGGTTTGTCAAAAATCAACCCGCTTTCTTACGGGAAGTGGATACTATAAACGGCGTGATGCTATTACTTGCTCCGCATCATGCCGTGTAATATTATGTAGAGCAAGGAAAACAATGAGAATACACAATGAGCAAACTAACGAACACGATAGAACACGCTGAAAGCCAGATTAAGGCCAAGAAAGAGATCATTCAGCAGATCATAGAAATAGGCGGAGATTTGAACCAAGCCGTTTTTGCGGTGCTTCATGCAGTCAATGATGGTACATTGGGGCACTTCCATAATGCAGTCGATGATCTGAAAATGGCAGTAGCCGATATGGAAAAGCTTGAAACCGATGTTAAGAAACTGCTTGAGGAAATTAGCTAATCATGAATAGCAGATCATTCTTGTACATTTCAATGGCTACTCTATTATGGGTAGCCATTGCTGTTATCGGGGGTTGTGCCAAGCAACCCCCCCATTCTCCAACCAATTTAGGCAAGTCGGCATTTGAGCGGTGCATTGAGTGCGGGCCTACCAGTTGCAAGGGGCAACCTGCAAGCAAGGGAGCGGTAGAACCTTTTTGGTGCCCGCTACCCGTCTGCTTGGCCAATGCGGGATCAAACAATCACCCCATTTGTTGCAGGGATTGCTGAAAGAGTTAATATAATTTTGGTGATCCTGTTTAACCATGACCATTCGGCTTCATTAAAATGTAGTCAATGCGATGCAATACAAAACAGGATCACTAAATTTATATGGCTCATATAAAGCCCGTGAGGGGGTTTTACTGTTTCATCTAATAAGTAGGCCTCACTATTAGGTTAAAACCCCCTCACGGCCTTTATATGGCGTCTGATTAGATTGACGGCTCAATACGGCAGGATTTAATCAGTATTCAAGCCCGCTACTGCTTGGAAGTGGTGCAAAGCGGGCATGGTGGAATGAGGGTGAAAGCCCTACCCATACCAGCACCGGGATTGTTCACCTGAACTATCTAACATGGGTTGCAGGACAAGCGTAAGCCCCTGTTGCCGCAAGCGATGCCCGGCTCCGGCCAGCATACCCGGTACATTCATCCAAGCCCGTGAAAGTGGGTAAGGGGGAATTGTGCCGATTGCTCAACCCTCACCAACCAACATATACCCCAATCGCTCAATCAACCTTCAAGGGTGATTGAGTGAGTGATTGGGGTATTGTGTTAATG